AAGCAGACTTTAGTGCATTAGGCGATCATATTAAGAAAGTACTTGCACAAGCATTAGTACAGAGATTTATAACAGGACCAATACTTGCCGCATTTGGACTTGCAAGTGGTGGACCAGCAAAAGCAGGACAACCATACATTGTTGGTGAAGAAGGACCAGAATTGTTTATACCACGTAATTCAGGCACAGTTATACCAAATGACAAAACAATGGATATAATGGGTGCAGGTGGACCAGGTATGCGTGGTGGACAAACAATAATCAATATATCAGCAGTAGATACACAATCATTCCAACAAGCAGTTGCTAGAGATCCAGAATTTATTTACAATGTAAGCAGAGCAGGTGCTCGTAGAACACCAGGTTAGGAGAAACAGTGAGTATTCAAAGTCTTATAGATATTGCTTCTGAAATAGAAATAGAAAGAAGAGAAAATATCTCTGGCATTACTAGTAGAAGCGGCAAATATAAAACAGCAGATAGAAATATCAATATATTTCGGTTTAATATAAGTCCTAGTCCGGGTTTAAAATATAGCGAAAACCAAAGTCTGCTAGTGGATTGCCAAGAAATAGATGTATTTACAACAAGTAATGTTAGCCTAAATAATAACGCAGGTATGGAGTATTTGACTGCAAATTTAAATAACCAAACGAATAATGCAATAACAGTAGTAGGTTTTCAAGGTAGAGATATATACTTAGACACTAGTAACGCAACAGGATCAGGTATTTTGTTTGAAGCAGGAGATTATATACAACCTTTAGGCAACACAAATACTTATGCATATCCATATTCAATTAGACAAGGTGTACCTTTTACTGATTCTAGCAGTAATGTATTAGTGCAATTACATAGACCTATCCTAGAACAAGATGGCGTAGATATAGTAGGTCATGGTATTCGAATGGGCAATGACGTGAGATTCAATGTAAAATTAGCAAATCCTGTACGTTATAGTATAACACCAGGAGATAATCTTGCAATTGAACCTATAGAACTTATAGAGGTGATTTCATAATGGCCACAACACCTACAGGATTAATGAAAATACTAACAAGACCAACTTATTTTGATTTTTATTTAAACAAAACATCAGCAAGAATTACATCATTAAGTGGTCACTATAAAACGCAAGACAACACAGGTAATGCTTTTTATAAATTTAAATTTGCTACGCATGAAGGATTTAGATACAGCAATTTTCCAGATGGTACTGCTGGATTAAGAGTGTTTATAGAAGATTTATATGGTAGAACAGGCACAGAAAACGAAGAACTTATTGCACTATTTGATGATGATGAAAGAACATATGATTTAACAACTTATAATGGTGCTTTATCAGTATCGCAAACAAATCAACTTAAAGTAGTTACTGCTTCTACAGGCGATTCAAATATAACAATTAATACTGCTAGTGTATCGGATTCACCTAGTGGTTTGCTGTTTAAGAAAGGCGACTTTTTACAACCCCTAGGTCCTTCAGAAAATTATAGATATCCTTATCAAGTTACAGAGGATGTAACATATGCAGATAATAGTAATATAATAGTAAATATAAATAGACCTATAATAGCACAAACAGGTGTAACATTAGAAGGAGGCACTGGCCCTAATTATAGTGGCGGAGTTGCTGTTGGTAAAAAAGTAAGATTTGTTATTAAGGTAGTGTCATTACCAACATATAGTGTAGTGCCACATGATAGAGTTAGATTTAACGGAGATTTTGAACTTATAGAGGTAATTTTATAATGGCTACAACAATAACACCAGTACAAGGCACACATGTAAGTAGTTGTATACTTATAGACCTAGAATTAGATAGTACAACATACTATATCAGTAGTGCGTATAAACCTTTTACATATAACACTAATACATATACTGAATTAGGTTCTTTCTTGTCAATAAGTGAATTTCCAGAAGACATAAGAACAACAAATGGTGATATTAGTCTAACACTAAGTGGTATACCCAGTGAACAAAATTATTTGAGTCTTATACTAACAGAACCCATAAAGGGTGGTAATGTTACTGTGTACAGAGGCTTTTACGATTTAACAACACATGAATTAGATACATCAGAAGTATATCAACGTTTCAAAGGTGTTATCACTAACTTTGCAATACAAGAAGACTTTACAGCAGGTGTTGAACTTACAAATAGTGTTACTGTAACATGTGCAAGTATAAACACACTATTACAAAACAGAATAAGTGGACAAAGAACAAATCCAGATGACAGAGCCAGACTGTTTCCTAATGATCAAGTGTTTGCCAGAGTGCCAGAACTATACAACATATCATTTGACTTTGGTAAAGAATATCAAGGTTATGGATATGGAGGCGGCGGAGGCCGTGGTGGTGGAGGCGGTGGTAACAACCGACGTGGTAGACAGAAAATAGCAGACCAAAAAGAATGAAAATAAGAACAGCACAAGTCAAAGATTATGATGATATAAAAAGGCTAATGATAGACTTTGCTAATCATAATCCTGTTGAAGATTTACACAATCCACAGTATGACTTTGTGCATGTGAATGCAGTAATAGACCACATACTTAAAACAGGATTGGCTCTAGTTGCAATAGAACACAACAGAGTTGTAGGAATGTTGTTAGCAACCATGCAAGGTGACTTATGGTTACCACATGTTAAAAGAATGACAGAAGTTGCATGGTGGGTAGAAGAAGCATTCAGAGGCACCACAGCAGGTGCTAGACTGTTGAATAGATATGTTGCAATTGGATTAGAACTCAAAGAAAAAGACATGATAAGTTCTTTTACACTTACTACACTAGCAACAACACCAGATTTAAAGTTAGAAAAAAGAGGATGGGAAGCAGTTGATTACAACTGGTTATACAGAGGATAAACAATGGCAGTATTTACATATATAGCAACTACAATAGCAACTGCATTAGGAGGCACTTTCTTAGCCACGTTAGCAGGTAGTATTATAGCAGGTGGTATAGCATATGGTACAGCAAGAGCATTAGGTGTATTTAAACCACCCTCATTGGATCAAGGTGCAGATCCAGGTGTTAGCATACAGTTACCTCCAGCAACAGATAATAAAATACCAATACTATATGGTAAAGCATTTACCAGTGGTCCTATATTTGATGCCGCTATAAGCAATTCAAACAAAACAATGACATATTGTATAGCACTCTCAGAAGAAACGCAAACAGGCACGTTCTCTGTAGGCGACATATACATGAATGACGTTGAATTAGTGTTTACAGGTAACACAGTCACTAGCCATATTGATCCAAACCAAAGTAGTGCAACCACATATAATGGTAACGTTAGAGTAAATGTGTATCAAGGTGGTAGTAGTGGTAGTGATGTTATATTCCCAACAAGTGGTACCGGTAGTAGCACAGCCGCAAGTGCCATTGTTCCACATTGGGGTGCTAATCATACTGCAAATGCATTAGTGTTTGCTGTTTTACAAATCGATTATGATGCAGAAAATGGACTTACAGGTTTACCACAAATGACATTTGAAATGACAAACAGTCTTAACAATCCAGGTGATGTATTATATGATTTCTTGACCTCAGATAGATATGGTGCAAAATTAAATGTAAGCACCACAAACAAACGTTATGAAATAAACGGTATGTTGAGTACATTTAATAGTGCAAGTACTAACATAGACCAAATATGTCAAGCAAGTGCAACATTCTTTACTTACAATGTTAAAGATGGTGTGTTTGCCGCTATACCTAACAGAGCAATAAGCACAGCAGAAAAAGCCAATTGTTTGGTATACAATGATGACAACATAACCAGTAAGATAGACATAAGTTCAACAGAATTATATTCACTATATAATGGTATAGAAATAGAATTTATGGATCAAAACAGAAAAGACCAAACAAATACCATATTAGTGTCAACACCATTAGCCGATAGAAATGCTAACGAACCAGAAAACATTCTTAATTACAAAATAGATATGATTAACGACAATGTGAGAGCAGAAAGATTAGCAAACATTGACCTTAATCAAAGCAGAGTAGCAACAGTAATACAGTTCGAAAGTGATTTCAGTGGTATACAGACAGATGTTGGTGACATAATCAAAGTCACTAACAGTCTTTATGGTTGGACAGACAAATTGTTTAGAGTTATGCGTGTAACAGAAGTCAGTACTGAAGCAGGTATGATTAATGCAAGAATGAGTTGTATTGAATATTCAGATGACTATTACTCAAATCCAGTCAGCATCGAAACACCAGATATTGGCATTATAGATTTACCTAGAATACCAATTATAGGAGATATACCTATCATAGATGTATTTCAAGGTAATTATGGTAATGTAGATGCATTGCCAACGGTATACGGAAGTGTCATTCCCAATCAAACAATGGCAACATTTGGTGCAGGTGCTCAATTGGCAGATTCGCCAGCCGCAAATACCAGTGTTGTATCAAGCACAACATTTGAAGAAATTATACCAGTAGAAAGTTATGACATATCAGATAGTGATATAGGAGATTATGAAGTATCTGCAAGTTCAACACTAGGTGGAACAATAACAGGTGCATATGATATAGGATTTAGCACAAACGTAAAAGTTACATGGGCAAATGCAACAGCATCAGCATCTACTACCTTTACAGGCGGTGGTGTAGAAATAACTAACTTACCAAGCACAACACCTCCTCCACCATTAGTGTATCAAAGAAAGATAAACACAGATCCAGTTGCTAATGGACATCCTGCAGACATGACTCCACAAACAGCAAACATTGTGTTGAGAGGATACAGTGATATAGATACTAGTAATTCAGCAGTTAGATCATTTAATAATATGAACTATGAAATGTTGCGTGTAACAAAAGGAGAAAAATAATGTATTTTACTTTTTATAACAATGCGACAGGCAAATTAATCATATCAAGACGTATGACACTGGCACAAGCAGATGCCAGACTTGCAGAACATAGTGAACAAAGTTATTTGAATGAATTTGTCACAGACCTAGATAACAAAATAGTAAATCTAGATACATTACAAGTAGAAACAGTTACACCACCAAATATTGTGCCACAATGGTTTAGACAGAGACGTAATCTACTACTATCAGATTCTGATTGGACACAAGGTGCTGATTCACCATTAAGTAGCAGTAAAAAAACAGAATGGCAAACATATAGACAAGCACTAAGAGATTTACCAACAACATATCCTAATCCAACCAGCAAGGGTGATATTGTTTGGCCAACTAAACCGGAGTAATAAAATATGCCATCAACTAGAGGTTCATTTTTTACAGATTGGCGTGATCGACAACAAGAAAATAGCACCAGCAGAACTTTAACTATCACTCCTAGTTTTTCTACAAGTGCAAATGCACAATATCAAGATACTTTGAGAATAGATATCACAAGCAATTTACCTGCTGTAACAATACCTTATTATCTCACAGATTTAACAGATGATTATTTTCTAAGTGGCACAGCAAATGGTAATATCACTATAGATGGCGATGGAAATGCTAATATAACTTTTCAAATAGATCCTTTTTATGATTTAGCAAACACTTATATAACAAGAACTACAAAATTTGTATTGAGCAATGATTATCCTAACAGTATAATAGGTTCTACAGGCAATCTTGAAATATCAAATGCAGATACATTTGATGCTACAGGTTGGGAAGAATCAAATATTACTGCTTCTTTAGATGGCTTACAGGGTGGATACAGATTACATAAATTAGTAGGCTTAACTACTGAACAAGTAGGCAACGTTGGTGGTAGAGATGCAAGTGATAATGTTGTATCAAACTTGACAGTCAATAGTTTAGGTAGTGATCCTGCAAATACAGATATAGAAATATTAATTGTAGGTGCTGGCGCACAAGGTGGTAATGGTGGTTATAGAAAAAGAAAAACAACTAGTCCTTCAACTTTAAATTATGTAAGTTCTATTAGTGGTGCAGGTGGCGGTGGAGGAGAAGTTGTCACTGTTGATCTCAAAGCAAATGTTTTTATAGCAAACACTACATACCCAGGTAATGTTGCTAATGCAACTTATAGAGTAAGCACATTTGATTCTGCTACTCAACAACCAGTATCAGGTGCTAACAGTTCGTTTCTAGGTTATACCGCAGTAGGTGGTGGGCATGGTGGTGGACAAACACCATATAGTGGTGTTAGTTGGCAAGGATATATTGATGCAGATAGTGGAGGTTCTGGCGGTGGTGCATACGCGGCTGTGATGAAAGGTTTAACAGCAAATGCAGGATTAAGCATAGCAAATGTTACATATGGTAATGGTGAAGACGGTGGAATAGGAGACTATGAATGGTATGGTGCTTTTGGAAATCCATTGTTTACATTTACTGATTATACTTTTGGTATGACTCCAGGTAATTACAGATATAAAATGGTAGGCGGAGGCGGAGGTGGTGCCACTGAAGCAGGTGGTAACAGTTCAATATCATTAAGTTTCCCTACAGTTTCTGGAACTGCTGGAGATGGTGGAGAAGGATTTACTAGCAATATATCAGGTTCTACTGAAGTATATGGTTCTGGTGGTGGCGCAGGTGGTATGGCAT